GCCTGTGGTGGGCGGGTCGCAAGCGCCTGCCAACTCCTCTTGCGTCATCTTCATCATTTCGCGCCATGCCCGAAGATGGTTCGGGCCACCGTTCTTGTCGTTTTCCATCTTGGCAGTTTGCGCCAGACAAAAAGACAAGTCCTTAGGCACACTGCAAAGATCGCGCTTGCCTTTAACTTTGCAATCTGCAAATATGCTTGGCATGCAAACGATCACCCCAACGCAGCTATCGGAGGCGACCGGCATTTCGGTCCCCTACGCTTGGCAGATTATGAACGGCAAGCGGACGCCATCGCGCCCGTTGGCAATCCACATCATGCGCAAGACGGGATGGCGGCATTCGCTAATCGCTGAATTGCAGGATGAACAGATCGCGATGCTCGAGCAAATCGAGCCGTGGTCACCATCCAAAGCCGCCTGACCGATGATCTGGCCTCTCTCATGGCTCCACACCCTCCGCACCGCTTGGCTCCAATCCCAACAAGGCGGGCATTGACCCATGGACGACGACAAAGCCCGCGACCTCGCAGCAATCTTCGCAATCGCCTTTTGCACATGTGCTTGGATGGCTGTCGCTGGCTGGGTGGCGTCGTGGTGATCAACTCTTTCCATAATTGTGAGGTAGCAAGTGCCTGAACACAATTCTGTCCAAAATGTCGGCATGACATCGGACGAACAAATCCGCACCATCCTGCGCCGCCATATCCAGCGCGCATACGATGGCCGCACATTCAATCGTGGCACTCTCGAAAAAGAGAGCGCAGTCAATGTCTACACGATTGACCAAATCGTTTCGCGTGATCCAGCCAAGCAACGGCGCATATCTGCCGCTGATGCCTTCAACCTTGCCTATGCGCTGGGCGAAGATTGCGTCTCTGCTTTGGTCGGCGTGATCTGCTACACCGCGCGCCGTGTGGATGCGCAAGAGGTTGACGCGCATCACATCGTATCAAGCGCGCTGCCGCATATGGCGACGATTGCGACCGCTGCCGCCGATGGCCGGTTTGATCACACTGAACGCCAAGCTGTCCGTGATGCTGCTGACCAGTTGGTTGCTACATTCCTGCCGCTTTCGAGCGCGGGCGGTGCGGCGTAATGCGTGAATTTCACAACAGCCCGAACGATATGGCGCGCGTCCTTGTCCAGTACATCGATAGTAACGAACGTATCTGCCGCGAGATAGCAGCACATTACGACAACTCGCCCTGCGTCCAGACTATCGCCAAATTCCGCCAATCGCACAAAGCCAAGATAGGCCGCGCCCAACGCGACTTCGACCGCACCGTTGTTTGGATGGATGAACGGTACGCGAACAACATGGACGAGGCGAATAAACGCTTCGTCAAGGCGCTCTATTCAGCAAGGCGCGCGGCATGACACGCACAGAAGCCGCTGCGATAGCCCGCGCCAAGCAAACCGCCCTACGTCTCGCGCGCCGTGACGAACTGGCAGACCGTGTGGCAGATGGTCAAACGATCCGCGCTGCTGCCAAAGCAATGGGCATCGGTGAAAGCACCGCTCTTGCCTATTGGGCAGAGGTCAAGGCTTCATTGGTGGAGTTGGCGGCGTGATTATCCGCCTGCCATTTCCATCATCGATCCTTGCTGGTCACGCCAAGGGCAATGGCCAATGGGCGAAGATCAAGGCCACCAAGGAGCATCGCGAGTGGGCGCGTCTCGCTACGCTTGAAGCGCTGGGCGTGTCTGCGCCTGATTTTGGCGAAGATGGCGACATAGCCATCACCATCCGGTTTATCCCGCCTCACAATCGCGGGGACCGGCTGAACTATCCGGCACGCATAAAGCCCTATGCTGATGGCATTGCCGACGCGCTCAAGGTCAATGACCGCCGGTTCGTTCCACACTTCGAGTTTATGCCCGTTGAAAAGCCTGGCGCTGTCGAGGTGATGCTATGAGCGGACCCATCCAAGACGCATCACCGCCGATCATCATAACCGGCTTTGACGAGGCGCGGGCAAACAAAGCCTACGCCCGTTACGCTGCCTTACGCATGGCAGAGCGCGACGATCCTACGCTGACCGACGAGGAATGCTTTCAAATCCTTGTCTCGGACGCATGGGCCACTTTCATTCAAGCATTCTGGAGGCTTAGCTAATGGCCGACGTTTCCTACATTTTGCTTCGGGCAAAGCGCCTGTCTTTGATGGGTGCTTTAGTGGAAACCTATGAGGGGCAGGACACGCGCCGCAGGGTGGTTCTTCAACTAAGGGATATGGGTGTCATCACTGATGACGCAGCCGAAACCTTATTGGAAGTTTATGGGCTGGAGGCTGTTTAATGAGCCGCTGGTTCCGCTTTCATTCCGAGGCGATGCGCAACCCAAAGGTTGCCCGCCTGTCTGATAAAGAGTTCCGCCTATGGGTGGAATTACTCTCTGTGGCGTCCGAAAACGATGGTGTCATCCCATGCTTAGACGATCTTAAGCACATCCTTAAGAGGCGCTTAGACCACCTATCAACGGGCGTTGAACGCTTGATAAGCATGTGCCTTATCGACGTATTAGAAGGTGGTTACGTTCCGCATGGATGGTCAAAATATCAATACAAATCAGACACTTCAACTGACAGGGTGCAGAAGTTTCGTGCAAAACGAAACGTTTCAGTAACGCCACCAGATACAGATACAGATACAGATACAGAAAAAGAAGAAAGTAAGAAGGGCGCTTACGCTTTTTTCGGGTCTGTCATTCGGCTGAATAAGGCGCACTTTGAGAACTGGCGGAAAGCCTTCTCAAATCTCGATTTGGCAGCAAGCCTTCAAAACAGGGACGATTGGCTTTCCGTCCAAGAACCGGCGGTTAAAGCAAAGTGGTTTCAATCCACATCAAGCTGGCTGGCTAAGAAAAACCAAGAGGCTCTGGCAGTCGAAAAGAAGGGGGATGCTTATGCCTACCCCATCGCATGAATTCCGCCCAACCAAGCCGGGAAAGCATAAATCAGGAGGCTCAACCATGTTGACGCGCGAACAGCTAGGCAGCTTAATTGAATATTATCCTGAGCACGGCGACTTTTTCTGGAAAGAGCGAGGCCGGGAATGGTTCTCGACTAACCACGCCAAAAATGCATGGAATGCGCGTTTCGCGAACGGCATGGCTGGCTCTGTCAGTCGTCGCGGCTACATCCATATTTCGATCAATGGCAAGTTTTATCAGGCGCACCGTTTGGCATGGTTGCTTGTACATGGCGAGGACGCGCCAGAGGATATCGATCACATTGACGGTGATCCAACGAACAACAGGATCGCGAACCTGAGGGCGGTAAGCCACGCAGAGAACGGACGCAACAGGCGGACCAACTCTAACAACTTATCCGGCGTTAACGGCGTCGGTTGGAACGCTCGGTTCGGTAAATGGCAGGCAAGGATTAAGGTCAATGGCCGTTCAAAAAGCCTTGGTTATTTTGACGATCTGAACGCTGCTGCTGATGCCAGAAAATCCGCTGAACGCGAATTTGGCTACCATGAAAATCATGGGAGAGCGGCGTGACATGGCGACCAACAAAGCCGGGAAAAACTACCTGCCCTCAATGCAGTGCAACACGTCGAAATAAAAAAGACCGATGTTTGAGCGTCACCAAGGATGCCCAAGGATGGGTTTGGCACTGTTTTAATTGCGAATTTGCTGGAGCGATCAATGACAATTCACCCGAAACATTCAGCATGGATCGAAGCGCGCGGTCTAGATCCGATGCTTGCCGCCAAACTTGGACTGGAAACGGTCATGCGGGACGGCAAGGCATGGTTATCAATCCCGTATCTCGAAGCTGGGCAGGCCATCAACCACAAGTACCGGCTGACCTCCGAGAAGGATCATCGCATGGACACCGGAGCGCCGCTTGCGCTTTGGAACGCGGACTGCCTACGCGATCCGAAAGCACGGAGCGGGCAAGCGCCTGTCGTGATAACGGAAGGGGAATGGGACGCGATAGCGGCGATACAGTCGGGTTGCGAACTGGTGGTGTCCGTTCCCAACGGTGCGCCTTCCACGGTCACGGCTGACCTCGACAACGCCAAGCGCTACGAATGGGTAGACCGTCACGCAGACGCGCTTTCCGAAGTGAAAGAGTTTGTCTTGGCAGTGGATGATGACCAGCCCGGCCACCACTTGCGCGCCGATCTTGTCGCGCTGCTCGGTGCGGACAGGTGCAAGTTCATCGAATACCCGTTCCCCTGCAAGGACCTGAACGAAGTCCTGCAAGAGTACGGCGCGCTAGCAGTTGCCAAGTGCATCGGCGAAGCCAAGCCCTATCCGGTACAGGGCCTCTACAAGTTGTCCGACTTCCCCGAAAAAGGCGAAGTGCGAAGCTACAGCATCGGCATTCCCGAAATTGCGGACATGATTGCAATTGTGCCGGGAACGCTAACCGTCGTCACTGGCTACGCCAACATGGGCAAGTCCACGATGATGAACCAGATCATCGGCTACGCGCTGCAAAATCATTTTCCGGTTTGCGTTGCCAGCTTTGAAACGGACGTAAAGCCAATCCTTCGCAATGGGCTAAAGGCGGCAATCTGCGAATGCGCCCTAAGCGATCTGCACAAAGTCGATGATGCTGGCGATGTGGAGGACCTGCTTGAAGCGCGGTTGAATATCATATCGCAGGCAGTGGACGAGGACATGGAAATGGACCTCGACATGTTTCTGTCGCTGTGCCGCACCGCAGTCATTCGCCACGGTGTCAAAATGATCGTCCTTGATCCGTGGAATGAACTGGAACACAAGCGCCGCCGCGACGAAACGGAAACCGATTATATCAGCCGCGCGCTTCGGGCGATCAAACGCTTCGCCAAGCAATACGATGTCGCATTCTGGATCGTGGCACACCCGACAAAGCCACAAGAGGGCGCAAAGAAAATCCCCGGCCTCTACGATATTTCAGGCTCGGCCAATTGGGCAAACAAGGCGGACTACGGCCTGACCTATCACCGGCCTGATCCGAAAGACAACCTTGCCAAGATCATCACCACAAAGGTTCGCATGGGCCTGCCGGGGCGCAAGGATGAATGCACAGTGACATTCGACTTCCGCAAGTCGCGCTTTGTGAAGGTGGATCGTTGAATGATTTTCCCAAAGGCTTCCATTCATGGCCGGGCAACCGCGAACCCCGCGACGAAGGCCCGTTTCAAATCATCCTACGCGGACCGTGGCAGGCAGGTATCTGGAATGAACAAGCATTCACCCGCGACCAGATCACATGGCAGCATTCCGGCAGCGGTGGGGACGTCATCGCAGTCCGTAAAGTCTAACAGTATCAACACAATGATGGGGGTGGGGTGATGGGCAACTACTCGACACTCCAACACAACACGCTGGACGGCCTAAGCGAGATGGCTGGGATGCTTTATCTCAAGCTGACCGATGTTTTGCGCAATGAGCGCAAGGCATTCATCGCTGCTTGCCGGTTCGAGGATAATTGCGCCGCAACGATAGATCACATTCTGCGCAATTCACCGGTTCACGATCTGGACGAGAAAACCATGAGCGAACTCTCCCGATTTTTCTCCGAACGTTGGCGCAACAATTTTTTGGACGGAGGCAAATGATGGGGCGGAAGAACGCAAACGCGCGCAAGAAGGCTAAGCACATGCCGATTGAACAACTCGTTTCGCCAACCGATGCACAGATGGCAAACGGCACATACACAGCCGGATACGTCATGGACGACAAGGGCTTGAAGGCTTGGACGTTCAAGAACACCAACCATGACCCCGTAGAGCGCTGGAGAGAGGCGTCACGGCTTGATGCTAGGCAACTAGCCACAATCGACCATATGCGGCGTCTGTGGCGCTTGGCGGGCATTTCGCAGCGTGTTACGGCAAACTATGGGGAGCGCATACCAGGCAGTGGTAATTCCGAACTTGCTTGCGTGAATGAGATCGAAGCACGGCAAGACCTGAAGCGCATCGAAGCGTTGTTCCCTTATCCGCTGTCACGCTGGTTCAATGTGTTCGAGGATGTATGCCGCCACGGTACGTCGGCGGGGCTTGCAGGTGAGGCTTTAGGTTTAGGGCAACGGTCGGCAGATGTCCGCGCGCATTTGACGGTGTGCTTTGTGGCTGATGTGATTGCGGATCGGGAACGGATATGATGGGGGAACGGAAAGAAACCCAAGATTGGGTACACGCCAACGGGTTTGCGCATGTGATTGACCCCATGCGTGGCGGATATGTTGAGGGTTTTGACCGCGCCAGAGAATATCAATTCATGCGCGCCGATTGGGATGAGCCGCACGTTTTCAAAATGGCAGACCAACATCCAGCGATGAACAGGTGGGGTCTGTATTATCGCCCCTTGACATGACCGCGCCCAACTGTATGGTAATCGACAATATCTAGAGCCGCGCCTGAAATGGTTGCGGCTCTTTCTCGTTATGGCCCTTCGGAAGTCTGGGCCTACCCGCCACCATCCACCGAACACGCATAGATGGCCAAGAGCCTTCGGAACAATCGCGTGGCACTGGTGAGCGGGTGAAATCAAACCAAGCCCACTAACCCGCAAGGGACCGGGGAAAGGTTTTCCATGACCAGTAAAGTACAGGCCAAAAAGACGGGCGGCGCTGCTAACCTCACAAATGCAGGTAAAGGGCGGCCTAAGGGTGTGCCGAATAAGTCCACTGCTGCAATCAAGGATATGATCCTGAACGCCTTATCGAAGGCTGGTGGTGAAGATTACCTGTTGCGCCAGGCGGATGAAAACCCAGTTGCGTTCATGGGCCTACTTGGCAAGGTTCTGCCGATGCAGGTCACTGGCGAGAATGGCGGCGCGATTACGGTCACCATCAACAAGCCCGCCTGATGCCGAACATAACGCTTCCAAACCAATGGGAGCCGCGCGGTTATCAAGTGCCGTTGTGGAAGTTCATGCACGGCGGCGGCAAGCGGGCAATTGCAATCTGGCCAAGACGCCATGGCAAGGATGATCTGGCGCTGCATTACACGGCTTGCGCGGCGCATGAACGGGTTGGGGTTTACTGGCACTTGCTGCCACAACAAAATCAGGCGCGCAAAGCGATCTGGGACGCGGTGAACCCACACACCGGACGGCGGCGCATTGATGACGCTTTCCCGCGTGAACTGCGAGAGACGACGCGCGAACAAGATATGCTGATCCGGTTGAAGTCCGGGTCAACGTGGCAGGTGATTGGTTCCGACAATTACGACGCGCTGGTGGGCACTCCGCCTGTTGGTGTTGTGTTTTCTGAATGGGCATTGAGCAACCCGCAAGCGTGGTCATTGATCCGGCCTATTCTGGCTGAAAATGGCGGATGGGCGATGTTCATCACGACGCCGCGCGGTCGCAATCATGCGCACCGAATGTTTGAAATGGCAGGCGGCGCGAACGAATGGTTCGCTGAACGCTTGGTCGCGACGGAAACAGGGGTGTTCGCTCCTGACGTACTGGAGAATGAGCGGCAAGAACTACTGGCTGAACGCGGCGATGAAGACGGCGAGGCGATATTCCAGCAAGAGTACATGACCAGTTTCAGCGCGGGCTTGCCGGGGGCTTATTACGCCAAACTCATTGACCGGGCGGAAGCGGATGGGCGGATTACGTTCGTCCCCTATGATCCGGCTAAGCAGGTTCATACAGCTTGGGACTTGGGCAGGAACGACGCAACGGCAATTTGGTTTGTGCAGCGTTACGGCTCTGGCTGGAATGTGATCGATTATTACGCAAACACAAGCGTCGGGATTGACCACTACGTCAAGGAACTGAAAGACCGGGGCTACAACTACGGCGAACACCTGTTGCCGCATGATGCCGAGAATGAGCAACTGGTGAGCACGTCCGGTTCGATTGCTGCCACGGTTGAAGGCATGGGTCTTAAAGGTGTTAGGGTGGTTCCTCGCACGAAGTCAGTTGCGA